GTACACCCATCCCATCTACCTAATTTATATGCTGGTACATGAAATGCATACGGAAGAAAGAACTTTAATTCTTTCTCACATTTTCTACGGGTGGTGATATCTAAACCTTCTACTTTACAATTTACTTCATCTCTTAAAGTAATTTTACATTTCATAAAAGTTTATATCCTTTAGTAGTTATATAATACACTATAGTATAAGAAAAGTCAATAGCTATCACAAATATTTAGCCATAAAAAAAGCCCTTTCGGGCTTTTTTCTAAAATTTATTTTTTGTTATGCTCTTCGCATACAAGTAACTTCAGCAGTTCGTTTCCACTTACTACCACCAAAACTCTTTTTTAAGTCTGCAAGTTTAGTTACCATACGTAAACTAATTTCTCTCATCTTATCTTTATTATCAAACATAAAACCTAAAATATCAGCTTCTTCTTCAGAAGTAAATTGATATTCATTAAGCATACCATCTGCAACAATCTGCTTACATCTTAAAATCTTTTCACGTGTAGTATCTAATGTTAGATCTAAATAATGACATCTTGACATGATTGCCGCTAAGTGATCTTTAATTTTACCACGTACATTGTCAAATTTAAGATTGGTAATAAAAATAACTGAACCATTAAATTCAAATTGATCTGGAATTCCTTCCCTACGTAATAATGAACTATCTGTATTCCAACATAATTTTCTTTTCTTACATGAATCAAGTGCCGCTTTAAGTAAGTTAAGCGATGTTTCATCATATAATACTGTATCACAGTCATCTAATACTAGTACACTATTTGAATCTGAATTATTAAAAAGTACCTTGTACAAACCAATTGCACTAGAAGCACCTTTAACAGTTTCAAATCTTGTTTTCTTACTAGCAAGAACGTCAAACAAACTATTTTTTTCTAATACTTGTTCAACACCAAATGATTTACCAACTCCTGGAGGGCCTGTTACAACCATTCCACGAACAACACCATCAATTGAGGCTTGGGTCATTTCATCTAAAATCATAAAACGCTCTCTCATTCTTTCTATGATCTGAGCGTCTGTTTCGTTTGGATTATCCTTCACATTATTGGGAAGAACTTCTACAATTGTCTCGCCTTTACGATTTTTACGAGCTCTTTTTAATTCCATACGTGCCATTTATTGACTCCTTCTTTTATTAACTATACTTATAGTATACAGTAAGACGTCTTACTTGTCAACCTATTATACCGTCTTTTTTCACTTTTTTTGCTGGTGTAAGTCATTGATATTATTAAGTTTTTCATTCATCTGGCGAATTATATGAAATAACATACCATTTGATACCTAATTCTTCACAAATTTTAAGTATTTCTGGCAATTCTTCGCTCTGAAAATCATGTGTGATGTAGTTATTATATGCTTTGTAACAAATTATTCTCATTATTCCATTATTCATAGAATTGGGCCCAATATAAAATGGGCCCAATAATGTGCTTTTAACAAGCGATTAGTAAGTTACTCTTTTTTTAGCAATTGCATACTCGTTAGCATTTCTACCAACACAGCCATCTTCAACTGCTACTGCTTTTACATTAAAACCTTCTTCTCTTAATTCAGAAAGTCTTGCACCCGGAGATGCAATGTCTAATTTATCTCTTAAATCATCCATTGTAAAAGTTTTGCCGTTTCCCCAAAATTTAGCGAGGATTCTTTGATTTTGAGTACCTTCTTTAAAAAATCTAGTACCCACTTTGTTTTTCTTTGGCATTTTAACTCCTTTATTATTAATTAATAACAATTAATGTTATTCTTAAGTTATAATATATACTATGAATTAAATATTGTCAACCTTTAAAAAACCCTTATATTTCAAGGATTTTTACCCTATTAACCATGGTTTCTTTGGCATTTGTGTACTTGGATAGCTCATGTTTATTAACAGTACCACGGATTTTAATGGTTTTATTAGAAATAATATCACTAATATCTGGTTGATCTCTCCACCAAAACTTAATAATGTCTTTTTTAGCATAAACTGTAGTAATCATATATATGTCACTAGTTTGAATATACTTAACATCTAGTACTTTTACACTCAGATCGTATCTTTTGCTTTTTTCACCAAAATATTGACTACTATGCTTTAATGAAGCCATACTATCTTCTACTTCTTCACGTTTTTTATCAATACTTACACTATGAGGCAAACTAGCAATAATGCTTATAGCAAATTTATTAACATCTACGTCATTTAATACTTTTGCAACATTTTGCTCAAAATTGTTAAGATTATTAGTCATTTTCTTAAGCATTAACTTACCATTAATACTATCAATAAGAGTATTAGCCTCATCATATTGTTCTTGTGTGAATTTATGCTTTGTATCTAAATATTGTGCCATTATGACAGTTTTGTTGTCAAATGTCTCTATAGGGTCGATATCTGGATTACTGTTATCCGTATATCCTTGCCCAGATCTGATAAAACCTTGTTTATTATATACCGCGATAGCGGCACACATTACATCAGTAACTGTAGCATTAGGAAAAGGCATTTTTTTAGTCATTTTAGACTCCACTGGTATTATTAAATCACTATCAAACATTTATTTATAAGTATATTATATGGTAAGATGTCTTACTTGTCAACCGATTTATAGTGAAATATCTTCTAATCCTGCGGCTCTGAGCTTCACAATGTTGTTTATTTGGAACTGTTTTGCTTCTAATGCTTTAATAACCCCTATATATTTGTTTCTTACTAGACTAAAATCATTAATAAGATACTGTAAATCTACAACTTCTTGCTCACCATCTACAAATTTATCTGCATCACGTGAACTAAGTGCTTTGTTATAATTTTCTAAAAACTTACGAAATATTTTGGCTCGTAATTTACGCATTTCTATATTAAGAAACTCAAGTATTGCTTCAACTTCTTGTAGCTGATTAAACCTATGTTCAACGATACCAGGCATATCTCTGCTTTGCTTTTCCAATATGCCTTTCATACTACATTCATATCGAGCTTCATCTATTTGTTTCTCATAATGAGCTATAGCGTCAACTATATCTCCCAAATTTGCCGTTACTTTACGATACCAAACACTCATTAGTAATTCATTTCCTCATTATCTTCGTCATCAAAAAACTCTTCGCCTTCTTCCATTTCAAAGTGTTGATCTATTGCATCACTTAAATATTCACAATGATCTGCTATTTCTTTATAAGCCAATTTAATATCAAATCCATAGTCAATCATATGATTTAAAGTTTTACGAGCCCATTCGGGCTTGTCTTTTTCTGCCATAAAATCTTGGGCTTCATCATATAAATTAAATATAAACTCAAAATCACCATCAGTCAGATTCATACATTTCCTCCGTTTCTTTATTGTATTCGGAACCATCTGAATCTTGTACATCTTGCGGTTGTTTATCCCATTCCTTCATCATAAGATCTAAACAACTATCTTCATTCTTATCCCATGCTTTGCGAAATTTTGTAATAACATCACCTGTTACAGGACTTGTATATTCTAAACGATTACCTGTTTTCTTTAAAACACCTTTTGCTTCAAAGAAAATTGTTAGTCCACTGTATGGACTCATACCTGTTTCGTACGGTATTTCAACTTGCACACTTTCAAATGGTTTTGAATAACGTGTTTTCATTACTTTACACGCCGCCCTTATACCATGTACTTGTGAAGTTTTGTTTCCATCTGCATCTACTTTTAATTTAAGTTTCTTCATTGCAATAACAATGCTACTTGCATAGATAAATCCTTGTCCGCCTGATATTTTATCATCTGGATCAAACATATCTTGTGATGCATATGTATGATTTGTAGCCATTAATCCTATATTATGCTGTCCAAACATATTAACAGTATTACGAACTAATGCTGTAAGTGCCTTAGGTTTACGACCCATATCACCTTTTAAATCACCTTTATTAAACTGATCTACATCAGTAGGTGTTAATAACATTCCTAATGAATCAACTACAAATAATACTTTAGGACGTTCTTCGTTGTCCTTATCTTCATATTCTGCTCTGTAATCTTTCATAAAGTCACTAATTGTTTTAGCAACATCATCAATCATACTCATGTTTAGTTTTAGTATTTTTTCAGGTGAAGTGTCTACATTCAGTGCTTTTAGCCATCTTTCATCAAGTGCATTTTCACTATCAATTAAAATAACGAAAATACCTTGATCTTGTGCGGCTTTAACCACGTTGCCAGCGGCAACAAATGATTTACCTGATCCTGATTCACCTGCTAATACTGTTACCTTACCTAGTGGAATGCCTTTATTAAAGTCATCACTGATAAGTTTATTAAGTGTGTAATTTCCTGTACTGATCCAAGTATCTGGGTCGTTGAATCCAACGCTTAACCCAGGAACACTTTTAGTAATACTTTTTCGGAATTTACTTACATCAAATGGTCTTGCCATAGTTTTCTCCTTCTAATAGTGGGGGATTAATTCCCCCACTAATTTATATTACTTATTGTTTTCTATTTCTAATAGCTGTCAATATGTCCTGAGCACTCGGTGTGTCAGCAACAGATGCAGGTTGAGCAGTAGCAGTAGCCATTTCTGGTTCTTTTGCTGGTGCTGTTGTTGCTTCTGCAACAGGTGCCGCCTCAACGGTAGCCTCTGGTGCTGTTGTTGCTTCTGGTGTTGCCGCTTTTGCTACTTTAGATGCAGGTTTTGCTCCTGTTGTAGCTGGTGCGTCTACACCAAATGGTCTATAGTAAGAACCAAAACGAGCTGGGTCATACAATTGTCCATCAACACTTGCTTCGAACATTTCAAAAATAGCATTTAGATGTTCTGCATCTGGTTTCTTAGGAAGGAAGTCATTTAGATTATGCAGACCATGTTTTGCAATTGCATCACGTTCTGCTTGATCTAGACTACGTTCTCTACGAGCCCAATTAGATGTTGAATAGTCAGCATATTGACCTTTGGTAGATTTTTTAATTGTAAAATCTGTACCTGCTTCATAGTCAGTTGGAATTTCCTGAAATTCAGGATCCATAA